AACGTGGTGGGGCCAGCCACGCCATACGAATCCGTGTCAGCAGATCGAGTCAGAACCCAGTTTGTTGAGCCGGAACCAATGTCGGTCACAACGTACACGCCGTTTTGGGTCTGATTTGTCTGCTGGTATATCAAAACGCGGTCATTTACGACCATCGTAACGCCGTCAATAACCAAAGCGACCTGTGTGCCTGCATTAGTCAGTGTCGCACCAACCCCCGAAGCTCCATTGTTGTAAGTAGCATTTAAGTTGATTGGCGACTCAACACGCACTGGCTCATGGAAATGAACGCCAGAAGAAACAAGGGTGTCAACGTATTGCTTAGTGGCAAGCTGAAGGGCTGAGACAGGATCTTGCGTTACCGCCACCGATGTCAGGCCACCCAGCGTAAGACTTGACGCGCCAAGGGCAATCGCCGTCGTTCCAACAGTCACCGAGCTATTGGTCAGCGACGCATTGGGAATGTTTGACAGAGTATTGCTGGCCGCATCAATCGTCTTGCCGGTCAGGGTCTGAGTGCCGGTTAGGGTCGCAACAGTCGAGTCAATCGCAATGGTGACCGGGGTCGAGCCATTAAAGCTTGTGCCCTGCAGTCCTGTGCCGATGGTCAGCGCTGCGGTGGTGGCGGCTGTAATGGTGCCGGAGGCTCCCAGCGCAACGGATACGCCATTGAAAGAAACCGAGCTATTGGCAAGCTGAGCATTTAAGATCGTCCCAGACAAGGCTGTTGTCGGGATGGTGGCTGAGGCCGTAATAGGTGAAGTTCCGCTACCAAACAGGTAACCAGTCAGCGTAACCGCTCCAGTACCTCCGTTTGCAACAGGAATCGTCCCAGACAAGTCAGCAACTGGAATGGTGGGTGATGCCGTCATTGCCGACGCACCATTCCCGATGACATAACCAGTTAGCGTAGTTGCGCCCGTGCCGCCGTTGGTAACATTTAATGTCCCACCCAGCGTGATGGTGCCAAGCGTGGTGATTGGGCCACCAGTTGTGGTCAGGCCAGTCGTGCCACCAGATACATCCACCGAGGTGACAGAGCCAACACCTACCGCTTCCCAATAAGTATTTGTGCCGTCAGTCGCCAAAACCTTGCCGTTTTGGCTGGTCTGGGAGGGCAACAGGTTGGTCAGCGCACCATTTGGACTGGACGCACCAGTACCACCTCGCAGAACAGGGAGTTGCCCGTTCACAATCTGGGATGTATCAATTGCAATCGCAGTGGATGCCGCTGCGGTCAGGCGGCCATAACTATCCACCGTAAAGGTGGCAACCGAAGAGGCTGAACCATAACTACCGGCTGTGACCGCCGTGGTTGGCAGGCTGATCGTGGGATTTCCCGTGCCATTACCGTTGGCAACGTTGATCTGTCCTGCAGTACCAAGAATGCTGACGCCGCCTACCGTGGTACCACCCTGTATCGCAAGAATTCCAGTACCGCTAAGGTTGGCAAATGCTGCCGCCAAACCACTCAAAGACAGGGTAGGGTTACCTGAGACACCACTACCATTGGTGATTGACAAGCCATTGCCAGAAACGGCGATAGAGCGGGCTGTGACGGCGTTTGAGGCCGTCTTGACTATTACACCAGTGCTTGCCGCCTCAAGGCTGCCAGAAGCCCCATTTAGCGTGATTGTGAGTGCTGCCTGAGCACCACCATCTGTCAACCCAACACCCGTCCCGCTGGACAAGCGCCGACTGTTGGGCAAGGAAGGTTCTTGGTTTAATGTTAAGAAAGTTTGCTGCAAATTCGGGGAAGTCGCCACCTGCCCGGTCGTAGTGCGTACAGTAACCCCACCCTGAACGATAGGAACAAGCTCCGAGCCATCTAATGGCAAGGCGGCTGGCAGATCGGTTATGGCTACGTTTGGCATTATTCTGGCGAAGGTGTGACCTGCAACCCATCAAGATTGCCGTCGTTGTTATTGGCCTGCGGATCTAAATTTTGCTGCGCAGAAATCACATAACCGCCATACCCACCCGTGGACAGGCCGTTGGGATTCGTTGCAACGCTCACATCAGGTCGGGGAAAGCGCAAAGTAATCCTCTCTGTCTTCCTTGCTGGAAGACGATAAGGGTCAAACTGATCCTTACATCCTTGCTCACACACCATCAGACCCGGAAAATTCGGGTCTTTGGATAGCTCGGCATGGGGGCGCTTCATCTTACAACGATCACAAACGGCAATCGCTATGTCTGAATATCCCCGAGTATCAAGGAAGATCGCCATTATCTTGTGTACACACTAATGTTTGGAGCCAGATAAATCGGCGACTTATCGCGCTCTTCAGATTCAGCCAAATTCAGGTATTTCTCTGCCTGCACCTCAAGGTACTGGACGCGCTGCAGGTCAACGCCCGGCAATTCCATCGCCATCTGGTGCGCCAACATGTTCTGCACGGCCAAATACCAACGGTCAGGGATCTCAAGCTGCCCATTCAGAGCGCCTACGTCCATCACCTGCCGGGAATACCAGACAACCATCTGCACAAACGGGTCAGACGGAGTCGGCCAAAGGGTAATCTGCGGGAATGGGATCGTGCGGTTGAACCAGAACTGGTACGGCTGGTTGGCCGTGAAGTTCTTGTTGGGCAGAGAGGTGTAGTCATCCCGGTTCAGACGAGCCATCGGGACTTCCCGGCTCATATTACCGACGTAGAACTCACGCACCTGCAGTGTATTGCCGCCAGTCTCACGCATACGGTAATACTGGATGCTTGCACCCGGATCAATCTGATACCACAGCCACTGGTTATCCACCCAAGTGGTTACGCCGCAGTCATGCAGTAGCGTCCAAGTGGAACCGTCAGTGGAGACCTCTAAAAGGATGTGAAAAGATCCAGAAACTCCCGGCAAAATACCAATAGAGCCAGAGTAAATAGGGTTGTCAGTGCCATAATTGATCGAAATATTGCCATCAGGGGTTGTCTGAACAGTCTTTGTGTCGATGTTGCTGTCAAAAGCATTAGCCACCTGACCACCAGCAGACGAGGCATACCCACCAAAAGCATTGGGCGTTGGCCGGTTCATCGTCCGGTAGTTCACATTCAGGACATCAATCGAACCAGCAGGCAGCTCATAGACGAATTTGGCCGCATTCAGGCCAAAAACCTTCTGGTCGATAGCCCAATAGTTGATGCCAATGTTTGAGAGATTGCTCAGCAGGAAGAAAAGAGACTGCTTGGCAGCGTAAATCTGCTCAGAAGTCAGCTCCTCAGCAAGCTTCCCAGACCGTCTAGCCCCGTGATCAATCAGATCTTGGACTGAAACGACTGTTTGTCCTACGGTTCCAGAATACGCCATGACAATCCTTTACCACGAAGACGCTTTTTTTGACTTTTGATGTGTCGAAACTTTTGACTTCGGAACATTTATGCTGCCACCGCCTTTTTTGCCAGATGCCTTCCTTCTGGCTGCTGCGCGGGCTTTAGCCTCAGTAGCCCAATTTTCCAAATCCTCAAAGCCGGGTGTTGGCGCTTCACGAAAATCCTTCATCGCTTTGTCAGCAAGTGTCTGACGCCGACTGTATTCTTCTGGGGAGACCTCTTGATTGTTGTGGAAGTATTTACCGCCAACAATACGAAAGTCATTTACGTTTGGTAGCACATCGTCCATATCAATCTCCTTACCAGCCGGGACAATTCCAGCGTTTCATTGATGCCCGAGCACGAGATCCGCGCTCAGAGCTTCTTGCTGTCGGCTCCATCCGGGCACAAAACGAGTCCCGGCGCTTTCCGCCTTCCGGTTGAGGAGCTTTCAGATTGCTCCCCGTCTCCCGGTTGTACTTTGCTCGACCCTTCGCTGTCAGACCCGCGCCCTGATCTGCCGATAACTTCTCCCCCCGACCTACGGAAAGAGAAGGGCCGCCGTCTTTCTTCTTTTCTGGCAGCTTCCCGTAAGCCTTTTTTCCTACATTAGACTGCGTATATTCATCCGCCACATCCTCAGAAATGCCAACCTTCTTGGCAATCTTTGGGTTGTGGGCAACCGCCTGCATCAAACGGAATTGGGCTTTAGACTTGGCTGGCATTTAGGCCACCTGATTAATTGTCATTACTACTGAAGCGGTAGAAGGCCAGTTTACGCCAGCCGCAATGGTTCTGATGTTGATTGTCGTGCTTGCGGCAGTCCACATTAGTTGGATGTAGTCGTTTGCCGCAAGGTCAAGGAAGAAATTCCAGCCTACAATCGCATGACCATCAACACCACCATGACTGTTCGGTACAGAGATCAAACCAGTAGAGCCACCAATGTCTGTGCCATTTTTACGCAACCACACATAGACATCTTGCAACTGATTGCTTGTACAACCAAACTGAATGCTGAACTGAAAGTTGTACTTGCCAGCGTTTGCAACCGTAAGGCGTGAACTGGAAGCCAACGAAATACCTGTTGCCCAGTCTGTCGTGTTGAAAGTCACTATAGCGGGCGTGTTTGCAGTCACAAGGTTTTGATTTGTGAAGTCCTGAAACGAAGCATTCGCGCCGTAAGTGAATGTTGTCAGGGTAGACAGCGTCGCCTTGACGTTTGCGCCAGATTGCACAAGTGGGACAAGTTCTGCGCCAGTTAGCGTTGCCGCTGAGGGCATTGCCGAAATTTTTGTATCAGCCATTATGTAGATGCCTCCAAGACAATTTTGTCACCCGACTCTTGCAGGACATATCCTGAAGACTCCATCAAAATAAAAGATCGTGTGGCGGGTGTTACGCCGTACAGGTCAACAACGCCTGTGTCACCCACATCATCACCATAGGCAGTTCCGCCCACAACATTTTGAGCGTTGACATTTCTCGCAAAACCATCGCTGGTGTTTGCTTGATTGGCTACACCCGTGTAACCAACGTATGGCATTAGATACCCGCCTGAACGAGGCTCATCGTTGCTGTACCAGAACCAGAGTTCACCAGAACTTTGATGCCAGTCACAGGGAACGCATAGTTGCCGTCAGCGTTTGCTGTTTGCGAGGCAATCGTCGGATGACTGAACCATGTCGTAAAGCCCACAGCAGGGTCGTCAAAAGTGTGCTGGACGGTGTAGTTGACCGTTCCAGTCGCAACAACGCCAAAACCCACATTGAAAGGGCTGACGTTCGTATTCATCACCAAAGCGGAACTGGAACCAGCGCCTGTCTTTGAAACGGTTTGCACTTTCATGCTTCTCTCCAATTAGAAGCGGGGGCCGAAGCCCCCACCCATTTCAACAAGCCTTGCCACCACGTTTCTTGCCGGGAGCAACCGTGACCGATTCTTTGGTCTTGGTAACTGATCCGGGGTTACCGCGCAGTGCATCCACAGCTTCGCCAAACTTACGAGGAATCTTCTTGATGGTGCCGATAGGATCCTTCAGAGCCCGAATAAACTGATCACGGGTCTCACGATTTTCCTTCTCTTCATCCTCATAAAACTTGTTATAAGCCGCTTCATTATCGCTAACAACGCCGCTACCACCAGCATACTTCTTAACCTTGCCACCCTTTTTAAAGGTGCCAGAGAGCTGATTAATGCTTACGGGTGTTGATGGACGCTTGTTACCTTGTGGCATCTTGACGGCACGACCATCGTCCTGCACAGCCCCACCGTCAGCAAACTTTTTTGTGGCACCGCCTTTGCGATAACCACCAGCATTGCCCTTTTTGACGCCACCAGTAGTGGTATTGGTTAAGCCCGGAGGAGTGGTGCTTACGTTGTTTTCAACGCCGCCACCCTTGGCATACTTAGCCATACCGCCCTTTTTGTAACCACCGCCATTGCCCATCTTTACATCGCCAGTTTTAGCAGGCGAACGATCAGGGGTCGCAGTATTCATCTTGGTAGTGGCATAGCTTCCAGCGCCCTTTTTAGAGGCACTAACAGGAATTACGCTGCCACCATCTTTATAACCGCCCTGACCCATAACAACGCCGCCGGTAGCGAACTTCTTACCAGCCATTGCCTTCTTGATCATTGCGCGGTCTTGCGCTTCATCTTCATGGACATCGCCGCCCTTTTTCATCACTGGGCGTACTGGCATCTTAGACGCCATCATTGCCTTGCGACGAGAAGCCATAGAAGGCTTCTTTGGAGCTGGGCCTGCCGGCATCTCTGCAGGCATGTTGGAAGGCATAGTAGGAGCAGCCATCGCCCCCAGACCACCCATTGCCATCTTTTTGGCTTTGGTAGTGGATCCGCCTTTTTTCATTGCAACAGCACCACCGTTTTTGAGTTTGAGCTCAACGGTAGGCTCCGTGGTCATCATTTTGACCATTGGTTTGAATTGGCCCATAGTTAGCCTCAAACTTTCTGAGCGTATACCACTGTGAAGCGGTAGATGCCCTGCGTGGTAACAATGGTGCCGTTAGGATCAACTGTCAGGAAGACGCCGGTACTAGAACCAACATCAGCCATTGCAGCCAATTGAGCGGCAGTAAAAGTCAGAGCAGCGCGACCGCCACCGATGACATCCGTAGCTGACAGGTACTGAGTACCAGCAGCGGCAGTGCCTACGGTCGCATTAATCGCAGTTGCAGTACCACCACCAACCGATTCATTCTGAGTTTGATCAATAAAAATATTGACGATCTGAGAATTAGCGGGGATGGTGACACTGGTGCTAGATGCTGTACCGTCTGCGTTCGTGGTTACGGTGCTAGTCTGCATCAAAACGACGAAACCGCCGTCAGTTGAATCAGTCAGCGTGCCAGAACCAGAACGGAGTGTCGAACCAAAATAGGTTTGCATTTCATTTCTCCTGTAACGAGGGAGGCCGAAGCCCCCCTCACTGGTTTAGACGCCCGGTGTGCCGTACATTGCACGCCAGTCAGTGAAGCCAACGTCGTAACGCTCAGTGGCCTTGTAGCGCATTGAGTCAGTCTCGAAGTCACCTTCCATGGTCTTCTCCAGCTTACGACGCATCAGAAGCTTCATGCCTTCTGGAGCATCGGTCTGAACCCACCATGCGGTAGCAGAAGTCAGACGCGACAGAACTGCAGCGCCTTCGTCCAGCAGGCCGATTGACTTGATTGGGTTGATGTCGTTGTTAGCGTTGCCGCTACGCAGAACCGACTTCAGCAGAACTTCAGCTTGGAAGATGTTGCCGGGTGCGACCACCAGTTGGCGGGGAACCAGACGGATCTTCTTGCCGTTGTTGTCCACAGCTTGACGGATCTGAATCAGCATCTGCTCAAGCGAGGTCTGCGACAGGTTAGCTGCTGTTGCCAGCAGGTTAGAAGCGGTACCGTTAACGATTGGGTGCGAAGCCGAGTTCAGTTGCACACCGTCGCCGCCGGGGTAAGCCGAGTTGAAAGCGCGGTTCAGCACGTTGGCCGACAGCGTTTCTTTGGTCTCAATCAAAGACTGAGCCAAGTGACGGGCATACACCTGACCGATACGGATATGGTCACCGTCTTCAACCAGAACTTTGGTCAGAGCAAATGCCAGACCATAGACGGAGTAGACGTAACGCTTGAGGAACAGCACGCCACCCTGCTGATACGATACTGGAGTACCGTCAGGCAGTTGTGGAGCTGCGCCAAAGCCGTACAGCACTGGCTCTTCATGGTAGTTACGGGGGATACCCTCTTGCTCACGGAATACGCGAGACCATTCATCTGTACGCTGATCGTAGACACCGTCGAAGCACTCATTCAGGATAGGTTCGACAATGCTACGAAAGTCGGTACTTCTCATTGGAGCTGCCATGGTTCACTCCTCCTTATTAGATGGCGGTACCAGCAGCAGGAGCAAACTGATACTCACTGATGTTGGCGCGGACGATTACATACGAATCGCCCCAAGCGTTATCGGAATACGGAGCAATGTCAATAATGCGCATTTGCGCACTGTTGCCAGCACCAACCAGAGATGTGGACAGAGTAGCCTGAGAAAGACCAGTCACGTTCGATCCAGCAGTCGTGTTTGAAAGATCAGCCTCGTCACCAATGGAGGTTTGAGCCAAGGTGCCGTCAGATTGAATTTCGTACACGATGTTTTGATCAGCGTAGAAGTACGCAATGCATGAACCAGTCTGGTATGCAGTGTTTGCAGGCCAGTAGTTCGACACACGGCGACGACCAGTGGTGTCAGTCCACTCTACACCAGCAAATGCGCCAACAAAAGCGTCACCGGCTGCTGCAGGTTGAATGGTGCCACCAGTGACATACTTCACAGGTTGACCCTTGAGAATATCGGCGTTGTAAGCCGATGCAATACCGCCAGCCAGAGCTTGAGCGCGATCCAGACCCGAAGGATGAAACGCAGGGCGCAGGCCGAACGGAGCATTAGTGCTAGACATAATTAACTCCTATCAGTTTAACAATTGCCTTAACCAGTAAATGTTGGCGCAGGCAGTGGTTTGTCCAGTTGCTCAATGCCCTCACCCTCGACTTGCCCGAGCCTCTTGCCCGAACTATCGCGGCCTTGGATGTTCTCTGCTTGCATTCGGATCTTGTTGGCCTCCTCAAGAGGAGCCTCGTGATGGAAGTGCGCCATGATGTCTTGGTACATATCCATCGGGATCTTGAACAGCAGCATCTCATTACACGCGATATAACCAGTATGTTCGCCAGCCTTTACACGGTAATTCTCAAACCCTTTTACGTCCTGTTCCATAACAGGGACATAACCGAGACGGATCCGCTTATCGATGCTGTCGTAACTATTGGTTGTCGATAGCCAGCAAACATGCCAGCCGGGAATAACGGGAGCATTTGGCAATGCGCTTTGTGTCCATTCATCTTTCCACATCTTTCGACGTTCATCAGAAGACACAAATGTTTCCTCCGGTGCCTCACGAACCGAGTCGTGACTAGCGCGAGATTCGCGCCCACCTGCAGAGAGAGATTTTTTCAGACGAGAATCCATGATTAGTTCCTTCCTTGACGGTTGCGGGCTTCCATTGCGTAGCGTTTGATCATGCGATTTCTGGACTCTATGTTGTCCCACATGCCAGCTTCTTTGATAGCGTCCACCTGTGCCTTCGACAAGGTGAATGTGTTCCTGCCTCCGCTATTACTCGATGCTATCTCACGCCCACTGCTAGTTACCGCGCTCCGAGGACGGCGCTGTGCCGGTTTCTCGCTGCTGTGACCATTGTAGCGGCTCGGTAGCCTTTCTGACAAGCGATTGTCAAGCTCTTCCCAATAATCTGGCGTGGCCGGATCCCAGCCCTCTTCAGCCAAGGATTGATCAATGGTAAGAGCGATCTTTGAATCAATATCACCACCCTGTGGGTCGTACCAAGGATGGTCTGCCAGCCACTGGGAAGCGTACCGCTGGACACGAGGATCCTGTCGAATCGTCGTTTGGCGCTCAGGCTGAACCATGCGCTGTTTGTACGACTCCAAATCCTCTGCCTTGCGGCGTGCCTCAAACCACATCTCCTGAGCCGATGTCAGCAAAGAGCCGTCACCGTTGGAGGTGGCCTCAGCAATCTTGCGCTTGGCAAACTCAATCCGGGTGTATTGATCTTCAATCGCCTTGTCCAACCGGGCTAATTCGCTACCGGCTGTTTTCTTTTCAACAACAGAAAGGCGCTCCAAGAGTTCTTGGTTTTGACGTTGCAGGTTTTGCAACCGAACGTCTTTTTCATTGGCCTGCTGGCGGTGGTATTCCTTGCGGGCTTTACGCTTTGCCCGTTTGGCAGCACGGATGCGCTCCTGCTCCGGGTCTACCTCACCATTGGCCTCAATTTCAGCCGCCTGAGCAGCCTCATCGTCCTCATCTGAGCCATGATCGTCTTCAGCGGCGGCAGCGCCACCCTGTTTCAGCTCCGGCTCATCCCCTTCCATTCCTTCGGGCAACGTTACGGTCGCAGAACCGTCTTGCCCCTCGTTAACTAGCAGATCCTGCGTCTGCTTGTCTGTTGTGTCAGTAGCCATGTCTACCCCTTAAATAAAAGCCCGCATTTCCAGCGGATCACCAGTGACTCGTGCAATGAGTTCATGGTCGTTCAAGATCATGAATAGCGCTGGGTCTTCCAGATCATCGTCTCCGGGAACTTTGACTTCCCAACGATCACCACCCCACTTTGGGACACGGATGTAGTCACCCACTTGCGCCCATGCGCCTTCAGGCCACGGCTCCATCGTGTCGCGCTTCTTGAACGCCAAAGGGCCAATCATCAGCACCTTGGCTACCATGTTGTTCCACTTCTCGGTCTCTTTGGTTTCTTCAACCAAGATAATCCCGGCACTGGTTGCTTTCTTCTTGGTACGACGCAGTTGCACCAAAATCCTTGCTCCAAGAGGTTCCGCACCGGGGTTAACGCTCGGGAATGCCCAAGCTAATTCAGCTTCGCTAGAAGCTACCGGCTCATTCATGTTCATCTTCTTCCTTTAGTAAATTATTAAGAATATCAAGGGCATATTCCAGCCCTTGGTGCTGTCCAACCAGCCTCTGATATGTCTCAAAGTTGACGCAATTACCCGCTGCCAACGAAGCGGCAATCTCGTGCTGACGCGCTTTTACAGCGCCTATGAAGTCACCTTCGTATCTCATGCGTTGTCTTTGTTTACGCCCTTTGAACCCCCTTGGAAATTGCCATGATCTGAATTGGCTTTTGGTTGAGTGGCAGATCCCTGCTCCTTGTACTCCTGACCAGTGATCCATGCGCCAGCGGCATTGCGGTGCTGCTGACGTACTGCTTCAGACTGCTCTTCTTTCAAAGTAACGGCCATGATTAAACTCCTAAGTTGCGTTGTGCTGCTTCCTGCAGCGATAGGGCAGTTTCCTGCTGTTCCTTCTGTAACTGGACGCCATCGACCGTAATCTCAGCCGCTTTCATCCTTTCCTTCGTCAGGTTGTTCTCAGTGTTCATGGCAATATCAGCCTGCAACTTCTGAGTCTGCAACTGGATGTCGCTCTGATCACGCATCTGACGGCGCTGAGTCTCAGCCATCGACGCCTGCAACACTGCCTGCGACTCAGGATCCATAATCTGCGCCGACTGCTGACGCTGCTGAGTCATCTGAGACACCGTCTGACCCAACTGCTGCAGGGCAGGCATCACCTTCTCAAAGACCTTCTGCGTATCCATCTTCACATGCTCAGAGGCCACAGCCACCGTCTGGTCAATCGCCTTAGTCATGCCTTTCTCGTCGTACTTGCTCAGGTTGATGCCGGTATCGCCAGAGGCGTACTGCGTCATCTGATCCTTGTACCAAAGCACCATGTGCTGCTTGATGTGCTCCATCTCCTGCGGCAGGCAGGCCATGGCAATAATGGGGTTGCTACCCAGAGTTGGATCCAAAGAAAAGTTCAGGTGGCTCATAATATGAGCTAGATGATCCTGACCGGGGTACGCAAAGGCAGGCTTGCCCAACGCCATCGACATGTTCTCCTCAATGGCATTCATCTCGCCCGGCTTGATGGCAGCAGGCATCAACTCGGCCACATTAGGAACCTTCATTTGCTTTAAAGCCCGAGAGATCACGGCACGGCGGTCAAACAGGTCAGGATTGTCTTTGGCAAACTGCACAACCGTCTGAATCTGCGCAATGCGCTGTGTTTCACTGAAGATATGCGGGTCAGAGACAGGCACAATGTCAGAATTGCGCTTGAAATCGTCTGTAGAGATGGGCAAATCAGCGACAACGTCACCTTTTTGCTGCTCATCCAGATACCAGCGGTTAATCCGACCCAAAATCATCAGAACGCGCTTCTGAGATTCGTGTAAACGGGCGTGAATCGCAGAAAATACCGCTGCGCCTTGCTCAATCAGCGCCTGAGTCGTGCCAACAGGGGCTTGTGCGGTCACATCAGCGATCTTTTCTTCAGCCGTGGTCACCACACCCTTGGCCTGCGTGGTCAACCAGCCCAAAAGCTCAAACAAAACGGCGCTTGGCGGGTTAAATGGCAGTGGCATGGCGATTTTTCGCACATCATCCACGCCCGGAGCACCCTCAACCTCGATAACCTGCGTCACATCGATCTGATCTGACTGGCCGGAGATCTTGCCGCCCTTCAGTTTCATCATCGTGGCGCTGTTATTGATGTGCGCAGTGTCCAAAAGCGCCCTCAGAGCGCCTGTAAGGGCTGCAGACATGCCGCCAATAATGTGAGGCAGGCCAACAGCGTAGGCTCCACGCCATGGAATAAACTTAAACTCGACGATCCAGTCCAACTTGGTCATCGTCTCGTCGCCTTCTTCCCAGTTCCGGTACAAACCCAGCAGCTCATGATCTTGATCATCGATCATCATGATGTACGGAGCCGTCTTGCCGTCAGTGCGACCGTCTTCTTCCAGATCCAACCATGTGTAAATGTGGTAAATCGTGCGCAAACCATCGACGTTGTCACTCATCGACTTGCCTTCGATCTTGTCATTGGCCTTCTGAGCACCGCTTTGCTCGGGCTCCAGCGTCGATCTGACAAAGGTTACGTCCCGATACAGGCCGCGCTCGATCCGCTGCTTGTACTCAAAGTCCGTAATCTCATGCACCTCAGTCACACGCTGGGCGGTGTAGAAGTTACCGGCTGCAAATGGCAGGTAAATGTTGTCGATAGGGATGAATTCAGCGCATGGACGGCGCTTTTTATCGTCGTACCACATCTTCAGGTACTGTGAGCCACCCAACGGGAGCTGAGTCAGCATCTGTTCCTGCTCGTCGCGGTACTCTTCGATCTGCTCAGTAAGCTGCCAGTTCATGTAGTCGCGCTTACGCTCGGCCACCTCAGTCTTCTCAGGCGTCACCTCACCCAAAATCTTTGTGCGGGTCGGGCCATCAGGTGGGAACATCTCCTTGATTGCACGGGAAGCAAAGTCAATACACGCCTCAACCATGATTGGATGCACCACCTTTGAGGCACCATTGAAGTTGGCACCACCCGGAGCATCATTACCCATACCAGTACGGCGCAGGCCATCCTCGTATTGCTTGTCACGGCCTTTGCGGTCTTCCTTATCCTTCTCAATCAGGTCAAGGTAACGCATGGCAATGACGTTCAGATCCATGGGATTGAACACCTCGGCAAGGTTTTGGTAAAAGTCCTCGTCCTCACTAGGCGTCTTGAAGTTGCCCTCCATGTTTACCACCACGGAACCATCAGGCATCTCTTCAATCTCGCTCTCTTCAAGGTCAATATCAACCTCGGCACCACCGTCTGGCATCTCTTTTAAGCCACTGATAAAGCGCCCGAACTCGGGGTCAATAGGCATATCGGCCATGATTGTTTCCTTTAATTAACTGTCCAGATTGATTTCACTGCGCCGCCATCAGCAAAGGCAGGCGCTTGCACAAATTGACCACCGTCAGTTACGTCGGGGTCTGAATCATAGGTATTCACTTCGCCGCCTTCTGCCATGCCTTGCACATGCTTCTGCAGCATCTCGTTAAAACTTGTCTCGTAGTCCACAGCGCCGCCTTTAGCCATGCCAGCACCCTCACCCAAGCTGCTGACGTATTGCTGCAGCATTTGGTTTGCTTTTGCAAAAGTAAGCTGACCACCTTCGGCCATGGTTACTGCGCCGCCTGCGGCTTTATTTTGTGGCAGATACTTCTGCACAATCGGCTCCCATTCTTCACGGGTCATCAAACCCTTCGTTAGCTCACCAGCTCTCTTTGCAGCGGTAATTGCGATTAAGCGATCAGCAGGGGAAGCCTCAAAACTTTTTGGGGCAAAGTCTTTTAAAGAATGGTGCGCAACATCATACAAGTCAGTATGGTGCAGGTCATTAATTCCACTCCAATTGCCCGATTTTATAAAGTCTTGAACAAATGGAATAAATTCATCTTTTGGCTTGCGATTGCTCTTGCCTTTTATTTCTAAAATTCTTGGTGGCCGATTGTTCAATTCAGCAAGTTTTGTTGCGACATATTCATCAATATTTTTGATGCCTTTTTGCATAGCATCGCGCACCCCGCCGGGGAACTGTTCATACACATCATCTTCTGTATATTTTTTTGGCAACTCAACCTCAATCGTTACATGTGGCTCACCCTTGGCATCACGCAAGGTGTAGATTTCAACATCACCATTGAGCAAAGGTTCGCAATGACCAGCGCCGCCAACGCAGTGCCGCATCATGTCGCCTTCGTATTGAGCAGCCTGCCTCACAAACTTCTCCGCCTCTTCATCTGAGTAACCGTCTGGGCGCTTGATCTGACGCCATGACAATCCCTTTGGGTTGTTCTCTGGTGGGTATTCTTTGAAGGTGTGAGTGGCAGGGTTGTTAGCTATCTCAAGATTAGCTTTGCCCTTCTGCACGTTACGCCATGCATTGATCTTGCCAACGAGCGCAGACACATCGTCCACCGTCATCTTCTCAAGATCTTTGGTGGCAATCTTTAAATTGTCTGGTAGATTGGATGCAGGATCCATTGCATTCTTCAGCTCATCAATCATGTGCTGAAAATTTAACGTCCATGCCGAATCAGGCTCTAAACGATTAATTGTTGCATTTGGATCAAGTTTATTGATCCACTGGTTTTGTTCAATTAGCGGAGTATCAGCAAGTTGCGGTTTTTGCAAATCACCAGCTTTAAAACTTGAAAGCTCAGAATCAGTTTTAATCTCCCAATCCTTAGCTGCGGGATGAGATGCCATGCCTTCTTCCGGGAATCCAGCCCTTCTTCTTTTATAAGTTAAAGCTTCTGGCTCCCAATTTATGTAAGCAGGCCATCCATCTTCTGGAATGATGTCGTGATGCAAACCTTGTGACGCAATGTATTCCTCGTCTGCAAACCGTTCTTTCGCCAACTCAAGCTCACGCTCAGAGACAGCCGTACCTTTACCAGAAGCTTTAGCCCGCTCAATGTCAGCGGCCATCTTGTCTAGCTTAGCTTGGTTTGCTGCCTTCAACTTCTCCGCCTCAACCGCTCGACGCTCAATACCCAAACGGATTGAGTCTTCAGGTGAGCCCATCTCGTTCTTGATGTAGTTATTGAGCTTCTTGTCTATCCAATTGTTGATGGCCGCATCTCTTCTTAATGGCGGGAACCGCTCTTCAACGGTTGCCCTATTTACTGGCATCATTCCTTCCAAAGCTTCAGGCGTGTAAAGCTTTTCCATTCTTTGCAGCACATCCTCAGAATACTCACCGCCTAATGTCCTCATTTTTGATTGGTTGGTTTGGGAGCTGATAGCATCGCTCAACCAGTTACCACCCTTAGGCTTCACCACATAGCTACGGGTGGGCTCTGACAGCTTCTCAAGCTGCATCTGTAGCATGTCCTTAGCCGTAGGTGCCAGCGCCTGAGCGCCTGCTCTACCGTACTTCAACGCCTTCATGGTCGCACCGGGAGCCAGTATGCTGGTAGCAAAGCCAGTCAGTGGGCGCTGCTCATCAGAGATCAGGCCATAACGCTTCATGCCCTCTCGTATCTGCTCTGAACCAAAGGGCACTTGACCCTCTGAAGTAAACTTGACTTTTGGCTCGTAAGGGAACGTGGGAGGACGCTTGTCCACCACAGAGGTGGGCTGATCCATCACAGATCGGTTGCGCATCAACGGATGGGTTTTCTGAACGTGCTCAAGGATTTGCCCAACATCGTCAAGGAAGAAGTCAGATGGCGCACCCAGTATCGGCGCTGCTACGTCGCCCAGCAGCACATCTGTCACAGCTCCGGGCTTGCTCATTGACCGCTTTTCTTTGCTGAACTGGCGCTTGAATGCATCAACCAAGTCAGTCAGTGGCTCAGGGATCGTCAAAGGCTTAGGATTAAACATCTCACCAATTGATTCACCCGGCTCGTTACCTCCTGCCATGTGGACAACGCCACCGTCCTTCTTGCCAGTAAGTTCTTTGATGCGACGGCGGTATTGCTCAAGCTCGTCAAGCAACTGTTGGTCAATGATCTGCTTGCCACCAGAAAACTGCAGCGTTCCAAATTCATTACCAGCTTGCCTTGGATTGGCACGGATACCGGCCACCGTGTCAGGGAACGTCAGCTCATAGGGCATCAGCACATCAGTACGACCAAGGAACTTCCCCGGAATATTGTGTGAGTAGGTAGGATGAGCGGAAGGCTTTAAGCCCATGACGCCGGGCTCCATCTGTAGCAAAGAGAATCCAGTCATGCCGGGCTCTATATCCCGCAACTCTGGTTCAGTGATTGCATGACGCACGTTCAAACCGCTTGGCAATCCAAGCTCTTCGGTTGTCTTGGTGAGTTGCATTGTGGGATTGAACACTAGCTTGCGGCCAACAGGGTTGTTTGCCAAATACAGATATGCCGCCTCTGGGTTCTCAATGCCGGGAAAGTCTGGCATATTCACCCCCTGCCTCCCGTAGCGCATCATCCGGTTAAAGTCTTCAATGTCTCTGGCGGACATCTTTGTTGGATCAATACCCTTTAGCAAAGTGTCAGTGAAATGCGTAGCGTAATTCAGCCCCTCTGGCCCCATCGCCAAATAGTTTGCAAGGACTGGCACATCACCATATTGTTGGGATGCTGCATTTACCCGACGCTGAAAGGCAGCAGCTTGATCAAAACCTGAAGCCCAACCCGCCCCTTCTGGATGATCAAGGCCAAAACGTGGGCCACCATACTGACGGGCTGGGGCAGATAATCGATTGCCGCCAATACTAAAAATGTCGTAATCCGATATAGAGGTGTCGCCCGGCAGCGACAACATCACGCTACCTAAGTGCGGCTCAAGATTCACAATCTTGGCTTCAGGCACCTCACGACTGCGCTGCATTTCATGCTCAAGTTCCTGCTCAAGATCAAACTGCTTACGGCTCTTACTGGTTACGTTTTCTGTTTTGCCCTGCTTACGAACAAACTCGCCCGTCATCTGCGGGGCTACGCGCTCAGCAATGGCGTTGATCTCGGCCTTGGTCTTGGGCTTGGCGCGGGCAGGCTTCGGGCTCGGGGGCTTGGCCTTACCTTTAGTCTCAATGGAAGCCAACTCTTGGGGTCGAGTACGAGCAAGCTCCTCCGCCTGCTTGGCGGACATCTCAGCAACGAACTGGCGCTCAGCCAATGACAACGGACGATTGGAATCCATCAGGTTACGAGCCGCCTCAAAAGACTTCTCGCCCTTACCAACGTTGCTTGCCCTTCTGAATAGCTTGCCACCGCCTGCCATGTGCACCTCACCGCCATGCGCTTTGGTAATGTCGGGGTTCTCAATGTCGTAGATGCCTTGGTTGCCAATGGCTGACTTGATGCGCTTGGGATCAAACACGCCGAGGTTCTTAACGTCGTACTCGTTCATGTACATACCGTCAAAGCCCAGCCGCTTGGCCGCATCCATGACATACGGATCTTCAATTGCAGACCACGACCCTGATCGCAACTCTGAACGAATTTTTTCAGGCCCAGCATGAATCCAGCCCGGAACACGCGAACTCGTGCCGGATAGCTTGGATAACTCATCAGTCAAGACATCAAGATGGTCTGCATTCTGGAAGTCAAACGGATTGCGGACTTGAACGTGAACGGGGTATACGGCACCCGACATAAAGTCGCCGCCTTTAACGTCGGCGCTATAAAGATTGGCGAACTCAGTCTCGGGCGATACAAACGTCATGCCACGATTGCTTTGCTGGAATTCTTTGATGCCCTCACCGGACGGGCGAGACTCTGGGTCGAAGTTAATGGTGCCGGGCTTGTAATGCCGAGTGCCGTGATACATGCGGCGCTTCTCTGCCGATGGCTCAAGGAACTTCTGCTTACCACGCTCACGGAGCTGAGACTGCGCTTCACGCAAGGCCGCATTGCCGCGCTCAGTCGGCGGGTTCGTGGGCGCATACTGTGCCGCCCGCTCTTCCTGAAGACGCTTGAACATCAGCTCAGCCTCAAGTTGCTGCGCCTTCGTGCCCTTCGGCAACCTGCCCAGTAACTCATCAAGATCCATCTTTTGGGCACCCTGAGTCGCACCGAACAGCTTCTTGAATTTTTTAGGCATGGTCACACCGCATAAGGGTTGGAGCGCTTGCGCTCGGCGTAGACGTAATCGTCATCGTCATCCTCGATTTTGGGATCTATGTCAAGCCATCCCGCATCTCGCAAGTATCTCAGAGCCTGCGTGCAACTGTCCACGAAATCATCGTGTGTTGATTCGGGGAAAGAACAGATCTGGCTGACAAACCCTTCAGCCCAGTCCCTCACATAACCCTTACGCTGCGTGCTCTCAGGGATGTACACCCGCTTGTGCGCAATGATGTTCGCCACGATGGACAGCCGCTGGATCTTGTCTGCCTTGCCGGGGTTATACGCACGCACTGGCAGGTGGGCACGCTGCAAGTCTTGGATCAGGGATATGCCAGCCGCCTTATCTTCAATAAGAATAAGATCCACCTTTTTCCCGCCGGTAAAGTTTCCTCTGCCCTCTTCCTCGGGATCAGCGCCGTATGAGACTTTGTACTCGTCAATAACCTTCGGACGTAGATCCGGGTACTGAAGCCGATCCTGCCACGCATCGATGAGCATGACAGCCATCGGCCCATCCTCGGGCTTAAAGACTCCCCAAGTCGTTGCAGCCGTCGGGTCGTTGACAGTCTTTTCCGTGTACGCACAGTCATAGCTTTGTAGGATGAACTCAAACTTGGGGAAGGGTTTGTGTGGCGGCCA